CTTAGATGGTAAACAGTATCAAGAGAGACCGATGAGTAAGAATTGGACAAATATGGTGGATACAGATGATCATTTCACATGGTCTGAGAAACCTATATCATCTCAGAGTGATTGTTATTTATCAACAAAGGGTAATATTTTATCTCATAAATCTCCAAAAACACTTTTAGAGAACAATTCAACTGTTCAATTCTCCATAGTTATGGTATTTAACGGTACTTCCACGACTGCAAACAGTGTTCAGTCAAATGTTGTAAAAACTGAATCAGAGGAACAGAAGAACAATGAGGTTCTTCACAATGCTGTTTCAATTTCTGGAAATAATGGAAAATCACTACAACTCTTCCTTCCAGACAGGCAAGGTAGAATTAAAGTTGTTTTTGATAAGCGTGGAGAGTTCACAAAGTATTCTGATAGAGAATTGGTGTTTTACAATAAGACAATAGTCACAATGGTTTATGCAAATAAGGAGGTGAAGGTTTACCAAGATGGTGTTGAGGTGTTGTCAATGAAGACTGAGAAGGTGTATTTAGATAATGGAAGTTTAGATATCAATGCTGATAAAACATGGGATGTAAATCTGTACGATCTTTTGATTTATAACACACCAGTCTCAACAAATGATATGAAGAAAATGAACCACTACTTCTTCAAAGTTTGGTCATGTGAAGCTTCGAGCGACAGTTCAGGTTTCGTCAACAATGGAGATAGTGTGAGTGATTATGATGGTCTCTTTGAGGTTGATATGGATAATAAGAATTTAGGTGGATATGGAAGTGGACTTAATGATATGAATTATGGGTCAAATAAGTGTCAAACTGATTGTTACAATATGTGTTCGCCATTCTTAGATGCCAAGAAATTAGATAGTAGTATGGATGAGTTTAACAAGTGTAGAAGAAGTTGCAAGAATACAGTCAAGAGTTGCAAATCTTATTGTTCAACAAATAAGGATGATAGCCTCTGTAGAGTTGATGATTGTGGAACAGAGATGATAGATGGAGGTTGTCCAATACCTTTTGACAAGAGAGATTGTCCAAAAGCTTATAAGAAGAATGGAAAGTACACAGTTTACATACAGAGTAAAACGCCTTTTGCTGATAGTATGGGATTCAGTGGAGAGAGAAGTTATGGATACAATAGGGAGAATGCGGCTGCAATGTATAAGAAGAACTTTCCTAACTGTCCGATGCCTGATGTTTTGAAAGTTGGTGGTGGAAAGAATTTGAAAGAGACATGTCCATTTATTATTAAGGAGGGTAATCCATGTTATACTACTCATTGTGAAAATATTGATTGGGATGATCCAGATTATATTAATAAACTGTCAGACACTTGTAAATTGAATATTGCAAACTATTGTGAGGTTAATAAGGATTTAGATGAGAATTGTAAGTGTTGGAGTGTCAATTACAGAAATTTGGAGGAGTGTAGAACATTCCGAAGAAAGTTTGCAGATCCGAACGATGATCTCTGTAAACCTGGTAACTTCAATATCAAAGAGCATCCAGATTTCAAGAAGTATATTAGAAAAGATGCAATTCCATGTTGGAATTGTAATGTGCCTTAACATATAATGGCAATATTTTATTTATTACAATAATATTTTTTCTTGAGTTAATATATAGTATGAATAACTTAGTTCTGTATGGGATTATTATAATAGTTGCGTTAGTTCTTTTCGGTATTATAACTGGTGAGAATCAACAAGCAAAAAAGTTATTGAACAAATATGACACTATTGAAAAGTTCGGACCAGATATCGCAAGTTTAGCAGATGTCAGTTCAGGTTCATCAACTCTTTACGATTGGGGAATTGGAGATGATACAAAGAAGTACGCCGAAAGAGTTCCAGAAAAACACCACAGACCACACCCAAGACCAAAGCCACCAAGTTGCAATAAATGCCCACCTGGTTGCATAAAAGAGAATAAACCAGATTGTGAGGAGAAGAAACCTGACGAACCATCTCATTACAAGCTCTGTAGAAACTGTGATATAACATTGAACAAGGACATTGACCAGTATGTTCTTAAAAGTTCTGTTCCGCCATGTCCAGACATGAGTAAGTATGCAACAAAGAATATGGTTTGTCCACAAATTAACATGGATGATTACATTCTTAAAAGTAAGATTCCACCATGTCCACATGTCGATATGAGTAAATATATTCTCAAGAGTAAGATTCCACCATGTCCAGATTGTCCAACTTGTCCAAAATGCCCAATATGTCCAGTTTGTCCACAAGAGAAGAGATGTAAGAAAATATATGAGTACAAAATAACAGAACATCCAGAATTCAATAAGTTTGTTTCAAAAGATGACTGTGCAAAAGCAATGAGTGACGCAATTAATAGTCAAGGTGGTATCAATGATACAGGTAGCAGTGGTAATGCAACAAGTAATGTAACAAGTAACGGACAAGCTACAACTAATGGATCTGGATCAGACAATTTATTGACTCAAGAAGAGGGAAATGAGAATAACAATTATGGTATGTATGCATCTTTCCAATCTTGTAGCCCATACTCAAGCCAAACTAACTAATACCATCAAAAAAAAATATTTAATATACATTGTATAATATATATTAAACCCATGCTGTATTAATTTTATTATAGCAAAAAAATTACAAAACAGTTGTCTCAAACAACTTTCCAGTAACCAAATATGGATCAATATTAGATGCTGGTCTCCTATCCTCAAAATATCCTCTCTCCTCTTCATTAACTGCATGAGGAATTCTAACTGATGCAGTTCTATCCGCAACACCATGTGTAAACTTATCATAACTCGATGTTTCTAACTTACCAGTCATTCTATCTCTATTACCCTCACCATAAACAGCCATATGTTCATCATGCTTCTCTCTCAACTTCTCAATAGCCTCATTAATAAAGTCCAAACCAGATTTACTAGCAAAACCTCTCCTCATATTCAATGTACTGTAATTAACATGACATCCAGATCCATTCCAACCACTCTCCTTAATAGGCTTTGGTGAATAATCGATAACCATATTGTGTAACTCTCCAACTCTCTCCAAAATGTATCTTGCAACAAATAGATGATCTCCAGCCTCAATTCCCTCACATGGTCCGACTTGGAACTCCCATTGTCCTGGTGCAACCTCTGCATTTATTCCCGAAATCTTAACACCCGCTGCCAAACAGAGCTTGTAATGCATATCAGCAATCTTTCTTCCAAAATTGTTCAAAGTTCCGACACCACAATAATACTGTCCCTGTGGATCAGGCCATCCAGTTGCTGGGAATCCAATAGGTTTCATATTACTCGGATTCATAATAAAGTACTCTTGCTCTAAACCAAACCAGGGTTTAGCATCCAAATCCTTATCAAACAGAGTCTTAGCATGACATCTATTATTTGTAGCTGTTGGCTGACCACTTGTGTCATAAGTGTCACAAACAATCAATAATGCATTCTGCCCTCTAAACGGACAACTGAAAACTGCTCTTGGATACAACATCACCTCTGATGAACTTCCATCTGCTTGTCCAGTTGATGAACCGTCATAATTCCAGATTGGGAGATTATCAACCTCACAATCTTCCGCCTTTGTTACAATCAAGGTTTTGGTTTTGGAACGGAACTCACCATTTCCACCAATCCATATATACTCTGCAATAACATTCGTTGTCATAATTATATATAAAAATATTCACATATTTTTAAATACTTATTAAATTTACACATTTATGAAAAGTTCTTTAAGAAGTGAATCTTCTGTTTAGTGAGACCCTTTGTCTGCTGATACAAAAAGAACGCAGCAGCTGCACCCAACAACTGGCATACAATGTATATAGCAAGTTCATCAACCTTCAATTTTCCATGCATGTACATCATAACAGAAACTGCTGGATTGAAGTTGCCTCCAGAAATATAACCTCCCCAATAGATCATACCTGCAAGAATCAACCCAATAGGAATTGCGTGTCCAGTACTGATAATGACTGATAAAAATATAAATGTTCCAATAAATTCGACTAGATAGTTGAGCATTTATTTATAATATTTATAATATTCACAATATTTTTTTTCTACATGTAGGGCAACTAGCATTAATCTTTATCCAAGTATTTATACATTTCACATGAAATATATGTTTACACTCTGGCAAAACTCTCACTATTGTTCCTGATACAAGATTCTCTAAGCAAACACTACACTTGATATCAACACCATTAACATCTTTCATAATACCAACACTTCCCAATTTTTCATTTATATGTTTGTCATCTTTGAACTTTTCAATATTGCAATCATTGTGAACAAGAGATCTATATAGATCATCATCGATATTCAACTCATCTTCAATATTCTCTATCATATCCACATACACATTTATATTGTCATCTGATACAATATCACGTGCAATTCTCATTTCACTCCCCAATCTATTGTTAAACAATTCGTCAATATACTCTTCATCTAATCCTTGAATCTCTTTAACAATGTGTGCAAAATCTTGTAAGTCATCAGACATTGTTTTATAAACTTATATATCTTTTTATGTACATATTTCAACTTGCTGTTACAACATGACTAATTTTCTTTAATAGATTCTGTTGACTACCAATGAAAATAAACGAGACGACTATCTCTCCATTGTATACTGATTCCCAGTCATCATCAAGTTTATGTTGAAAAATAAATGGAATTGCTTTCACAATTTTTCGAATGTAGTAGATAGCTATAACACATGCAATGGTTTGGAGGGTTATTTCCCAGAAAAGTTTGAATTTACTTTGATTTTTAATATCCTCATATGGATTGAAGAATATAACATCTATAATGTGAGCTAAAACAATTGTGAATATAATGTAAAGAATACTGAATTGGATTATTTTCAATAGTTCAAAGAATTTCTGTTTATCAAATCTGAGTAACTCCTTTATCTTTCTACTAATAACACTATCTTTCTTAGCATTCATATATAATAAATATAATATAATTATTCAATATACTTTCTCTTTTCTTTGTACAACACGTATCTTCTACCTTTCTTAGTGAATCTGACTTTACGTTTTCCAATCTTTGGAACATTAGCAAATCCACCGGAAATAACACATTTTCCATTTGCACACCCAGTTTTTACTTTGAGATTACGACGAGGTTGTTGTCTATTTATATGTTTACTAATTGTAATAATTGGTCCTACACTTTTATTTTGTTGAAAATTATATTCAAGTTTTTGTAGCCATTGATATTCTGCATTATTTTCAACAACTTCATTTGAATCATTCACTCCATCAACATGTGGGGGTATATTACCAACATATATAAGTTTATAATGATTCCCGCAGAAGAGTAAGATTACTGTGTTTTTTTATTAATATTAGCAATATCAATATTTCCTTGATATCTTTTTAGAGATCCAAATTTTTGTTTTTCTGCAATATATCCCACAATTATCAAATTTATACCCATTTTTTCCGCCAAAAGCTCTAAATTTTCAGTTGATAAATAGCCATTACTTAAAATACTGTTTATTTCTTTTTGAGACTCATAATTTAGAGCACTTTTATCAATTTTGGATACTATTTGATCATATATAAACTGTCTTGATTTTTTAACAATTGTTTTAATATTCATCAGTGAGCCTTGTTCATTTATCAGTAATTCTACCCCAAAATGACTTAAATCTCTTATATTGTTTAAAATTATACCTAAAACCAATGAATATATTCCACAATGCCCATCTCCTGCAACATTTATTACTGAAATATTTTTCATACCAATGTTTAGATAAGTTCCATATAGCCTGTTGTTACGATCTCTAAATATTAAAGGACGATTATCTTTATTGGTTAAATATTTTTTCGTTTTCGAGTTGTTTGGAAGAATATTCGACAGATGTGTTCTTACTTGAATATTATTGCAATGTTGAACTGTTAGTACACTAGTTATATCATTAATTGTATATTTATCCATATACTATAACCAATATATTTAAAAATATTGAAGTTAATAAAAATAATGTCCAATAGTGAATGTATATTCTGTTTAGAGGATTTGAAGGAAGGAGATGTATTTTTGAGATTACCAAATAGAATGAATGATAAATGTAAATGCAGATTTGAAATACATTTGAAGTGTCTTGAAGATTGTGAATACAAATGTCCTATTTGTAAGAATGATATAGAATATTTGGCTTCTGAAGATTTTCCGAATAAAGAGGCATTCGATGTTTTCTGTTATCATATAAAAATTAATCATCTCAATGAAGAGTTAATGAAGAAGTATTTAATTGCTGATAACGTACTCAATATGAGTTTTGTCAGAAACAAGCCACTTATTAAGAAAAAATTTTCGGATTTAATTGTTGTTACAACACGCGATGAACAACAAGTACAACAAGTACAACAAGCACAACAAGCACAACAAGTACAACAAGTACAACAAGTACAACAAGCACAACGTAAATGTAGGAAATCTGAAATAATTGGTGTTGTTATATGTGCATCAATAGTATTTCTTGGTATTTTTTTTGTTTTCTATTTTATGTATCAATAAAATTTTACATTTTGTAAGTAAAATATTTTAGTATTTTATCTCTAAAAATTAAGCATAATTCATTCTTTACATCTGTATCAGACAAATGTTTATACTTTTTCTGTAACTTTTTTAATATATAGTCATATTTATGCATCCTGAGTTCATTTTCCAATAATACAGATATATCAACTAATTTAATCTTTGAACATATTTTTTTTAATAATTGTTGAGGTAGATATCTCAACATTGCTACATATTTTACATGATGATCAAATTGGTAATTCATATATCGATTATAACTTTTGATTATATCATCAATATTCTTTTCACTTTCTAAAAAATTATTGATACTTCTTTTCAATGGAAATAAATTTATATTCAACCCCTCTCCAGAAAATATATGTGTTGTCATTGCAGAATCACCAATTAACATGTATAATCTATTATCTTTGTATGTAACATATTGTTTAGCATGTCCAACAACCGCTTTATATACATTAATCGGAGTGTTATCTAAATCTTTTGGTTTCGATCCCATTATAAATGAATCAATCAATATGCTATTCTTAATTGAATCTGGTAAATTTTTACATTTTTTAATTTTTTTCAATTTGTCATATTGACTTTTAGTTATTTGTAATAAAAATTGTGTCATGCTGCCATTACTTCTGATCAATCTGAATCTATCTTGTTCAAAAAACTTTTTTTTATCAAACCCATTATCAATCTCCCATTGTGATGGTTTTTTCTTGATTAACTCATATGCATTAAGTATCTGATCTGATATAACACTATTGTCTATTATGTACTTTCTGTTGGATGTATCTTTGTATTTAATGTGTAGAATATATGTATTATAATCTTTCAATTCTTTCCATTTTACATTCATCAATTTATCTCTCACATATGAGTGTAAACCATCGCAACCAATTATAACTTTGTAATTTTCTTGATCTTTTTTTGTGAACTCTTTCTTTATAATTTTAATATTTTTGAAGTGTTTCTTAATATAATTTGACAAAATTTTTTCGAATTTACTTATTTCAATTGTTTGGCTAAATTTTTTCCAAGAATCTTCACTATAATTTCTATCATCAAGACAGTATCCATTCATATCAGTAACTGGATTATCAATATAACACATAAAGTTTTCTCTGAGTTCATCTTGAAGTTGATATGGATAATTTTGTAAAATATCACCTTTACTACCACCAGATACAATATATTGTGTTCTAGTGTACTTCTCTCTTTTTTCATAAATATGAATCGTTGTATCTTTTGGTACATCTTTCTCCATGTAGTGTGAGTTATTGATTAAACGAATAGCAACAGTTAAACCAACTGGTCCACCACCTATGATTGCTATACTCATCTATTAAATAACATAGATAAAAAGTTTAGACCAACCATTGACAGTACTTATCTTTCAGATAAGCCAACAACAGTACTTATCTTTCAGATAAGCCAACAACAGTACTTATCTTTCAGATAAGCCAACAACAGTACTTATCTTTCAGATAAGCCA